TGTGAGCGTTCGTCTTATCCGCTCCATAAGTAGATATATACCCCGGAATTATCGGGGAGTCAAATATATAATTCCCTTAGTTTTTGGCCTCTCCCCATGCGAAATCGCCATGCACCAGACGCGCGGCGCCTCGGTAGGCTGCGGCGGCTTCGGCAGCAGTTTCGAACGTCCCCAGGTGTCTGGTCCTGCCGTCGATCTCGATGGAGGCGGCAAACTTCCCGCGAGCGGGATAGGCGCCCTTCAGCCCCGTTTTGCTGCGAATGCTCACCTGCTGAGTGGCCATGTTCTGATGGTGCGTGCAGGCTCGGAGGTTTGATCTGCGGTTGTTGAGCCCGTCCGTGTCAATGTGGTCAACGTCCTGACCCTTTACGGCTCCGGCCAGCACGCGATGCATAAGCACGCAGGGGACCCCCTCGCCAACTCGCCCACTCCGAGCGGCGTAAACCTTACCGCTCACGGTAACTTGGGCGTTCCAATTGAAAGCGCCAATCATATCCGCGTCTGCGGCGTCGATGATGGCCGTGTAACCCCGCGTGAGAGGCACATAGGCAATCGGTCCCGCGACTAAAATTGGTCGCTTAATTTTCCGGTATTAGGTAGCAAACACACCTTATCAGATACGAACCCTGCCGCAACCGATGTGCTACATCATCGGATATGACGACACCCCGCCAAGAGCGCCCAAACACCGTAGCTGGCCTGATCGCCAAACAGCACGAGCTATTGAAGCTCCGCGACCACCTAGAGGCCGAGGCCCGCAAGGTGACGTGCGACATTGACCACCTAGACGCGGTGATCGCCCTATTCGACCCCGCCAACGCCCCTGAGGCAATCAAGCGGTACACGACCAAGCACAAGGCCCAAAAGGGTCAGGTGAAGCGGTTTGTGCTGGCCTACCTCAGAGACGCACCGGGGCCGGTCACGTCTCTCCCCCTTGTCGATGGGAGGGGGTGGGATTTGTTGACCTCCCGGGGCTTAGATCGGCATCAGAGGTAGCCCGCGTCGGGGCGTCTTCAGGGTCGGGGTAGTCTTCTGAGTAGCCGCTGAGCGGGTTCGGGTGCAGGTTAGCTCGGGTCATGCGGCCTCCGGTTCGTCTAGGAAACAGCCGCATCCGCCTTGGGCGAAGAGGTCGAACTCTTCCCCGGCGTCATTGGCCTCGCGGAACTCCCGCATCGTCATCTGGACGCGCTTGCGCTTTCCGTCCGCCTGCTTCCGCTCGGGAGCCATGACGGTCTGACGCCGCTTGCCAGGGCGAGCCGCGTTGAAGGCCTCCTCCTGCGCCTCGTGATGCGCGTAGACCTCGGGAAGCTGCCGCAGCAGGTTCGTGAAGTGGCCTTCACCAGCCTTGACGCAGAACCCGCCGCAGTTGTTGTGCGCGAAGCCAAGACTGTAGAGGCGGGGGAGCGTCAGCCCTTCGGCGCGAGCCCAAGCGTGGATGCCGGAGTCTGTCATCCAGGGCGCCCAGCACATCGGCGCGTCCACATGTGGCCAGCCGATCTCGCGGTAGCGGTTGCGGATGCCGCGCTCCTTCCCGGTGTTTCGATCCGTTGCGTGAAGCCGGTGCTCCTCTTCCCAGTGGATGCCGAAGATCAGGATTGTGTCGTCTGGGTCGCAGTTGTCGGCCAGCCACTGCTCGCCCACCCGGCGCTTGAGGATTTTCGAGCATGGGTCGATGCGCTGGTTTCCGATGATCTGTTCGGCCCGGAACACTTCCCATGGCGTTCGGCCATCCGCGATCTTCACCAGCGGCGCGCCGACGTTGGCCGCCGCCTCGTCAAGGAAACGGTAGAGGTCCGGGTCTTCAATCAGCGTGTCGGTGAACAGTAGCGTGGTGTTCTCCGCCCCCCACTTGGCGACTGCGCGCTTAGCGGCAGCCCAGGACATGACGCCACCCGAAAAGAAGACGACGCACTTGGTGGGAGCGCTCATGTCCCTTCCCCTCCCTGATCATCAGTAGGGATGATGCGGTATCCTTCCACGTCGTACTTGCTGCCCTTGTGCCACCAGAACACGTCGCCGCTGTCGGTGTCGTATTCCGAGCCCTCGAAAAGCCGAACGCGGACTCTCTTCCCCGGTGCTGGGTTCTCTCCTCCGTTCCATTGGATGAAGGGGGGAGTTGAAGGAATGGGTCCGCCTGTACCGAGAGTGCTTGACGCCTCAAGAGCGCCATCGGCAGGCGCACTGACCTCTTGCCCCGAGCGCCAATTGTCGCAGCGCTCATGGTCGAAGAAGCAGACGCAGCCGTCGTCTCCCAAGGCGCAGTGACCGGGCTGTGGGGCCTTGCCAATGAAGGCCAGAAGGTGCCCGGCGCATTCCCGGATCACGTCGCCGTAGGGCTCGATATCCGATAGGCCGCAGAGGTGCGAGCGTCCTATGGTGATGATGCTTTGACCATCCAGTCGGACCTCGACTTCCCACGCCTTCGGATCAAGCGCCGCCCCTTCCTCCCGATCCATCACAGGAGCGGAGACCGGGGCGGCGAGACCGTCGAGGGCATCGAGGACGCGCTGCGGGTCGTAACCGCGCTTGAAGTGCCACTCGGCGTCGGTCCCGCAATAGGTCATGTCGGCGACGTAGTTCAGCACCTCGGAATACCCCGCCATGGTCCCGGCGCCTTCATCACGGGCGGGAGAGGGGCGGGTGTTCCACTTCGAGACGAAGTTTTCCTTGCGCCCAAAGTCGAGCGCTGATGACGCCTCGCAGCGCGTGCAGGACACACAGGACCCGCCAGCGTTCTCGCCATCTTCAATGTCGATGATCTCGGCTGGCGACCCGCAGAACGGACACGGCAGCAGCTCTTCCGTCTCATCACGGGCGGTCATTGGTCGGACACCCTCACGCCGATGGGCGCGAACGGTTGATCCTTGTTGGGCGCTGCAAGATGCGTGTAGCCCTCAGCGACAGCCAATGCGTTCGCGATCAGCCACGCGGCTTGGCGGGCGATGTCCGCCGGGAAGTCCGCCTCGAACCGCCCGTCCACGATCAGGGAAACCCTGCCATCGGCCTGCGGGTAGCCAGTGAGGCGGGGAATGACCCGCCCCTCGACTTGGACCTTGTAGGCGGTGTACGGCCCGATCAGCAGGTCTTCCGGCTGCTCGGGCGCTGGGAATTGGATCACTTCGCTCATGCGGCTCTCCATTTGCAGGTCAGCGCCATGCAGTCCTGCGGAATGGCCACAGAACACCGGCAGTCGAAGTTCTCTTCGATCCAGGCGTCGATCTCAGCTTTAGCGGCCTCAAGGCTTTCGGCATGACCGCAGCGGCTGTCGTTGGCGTCGGGCGCTCCATCGAAGTCGTCGTGCGCGAAATGCCAATCGCAGGCGCGCGTCGGGATCGGAGGCGGATCGTAGTGGATGTTCCAGTTGCGGTAGGTCTCGTGGCACCCATCGACGGTAAGGGCGGCCCGCATGGTCGCCACAAGCTCCGGCCACTCCTCCGCACGAAGCCCGCACCCCATGCTGTCCATCTCATCCTTGCGCTTCACGAAGGCCTCTAACTTGACGAGGGCCTCAGAGCAGTGGCCGGCCGCCGCAGCAGGCTCGGCGGTAGCGTTAGAAGGGGTATGGGCCCCTTCGCGCACGACTGGCTCATGAGGGGCTAAGTTCTTGTTTTCCATCATTCATCTCCACTAGAGGGGGAGGCATCCAGCAAGCCAGGGTGCGCCGGGTCATTCCAGATGCGGGATGCGCGGGGCGGGTCTCGGAGCCACCGGGCTTCGTCTCGGGCGTTTGCCGCTCGCCGCATTGCGGGAGTTTTGAAGCCGCAATGAAACTGATGGTTGTCGCTCGCAGATGCGATGAAGCCGGTCACGTTCGACTTCCCAGCCCTGGCCGGATCGCTGGACCGGCTGCGGCCCTTGGTGTCCCACTGGCGCCCGCAATGGGCGCAGATGAACCGATAGGGGCTGCTCGTGCGGCCCATCACGCGCCTCCTTCAGCAGGTTTGGGGGAGGCATCCGATAGGCTGGCGGTGAAGGTGAGGGCGGCGACGGGGGCGAGGGGCGTCACGGTGACGGTCTCGATCCAGGACAGCCCGCGCAAGGTGGCCACCTTCCCCTCGACGTGCGCGTAGTTGTTGCGGATGATGCAAGAACCGCCGCCCGGCACCTTCGCGCCGGGGCTGGGCTTGTTCCTCCACTCCACGATCCACGCCACCGGCTGGCTTGCATCATATCCAGACGGTTGGGCTTCGGAGCGGGCGGCGGGGATAACCGTCAACCGCTCGCCGATAAAGGCTGGCTGGATTTCCCAGAACTTCCCGAGCTTGTCGGTGATCTCCCACGTCAGGCCGGGGTTCATGCGCCCAGCTCGCTTGAAGGCGCGGACGAAGAAGCCCCGGCGGGTCGGGTTGTCGTCGGACGCCCAGCCGTTCTCAACCACGTCGCCGAACGACGGCTTCAGCTTACCCATGGTCAGCGTCCTTGTTCTGGGAGAGGGCGGCGAGACCGGCGTCACTGAGGACGTGCCATCCGCCGGGGCAGACCTTGAGCCAGTTGCGGTCCAGCGCCGTGTTGAGTTGGCGGGTTGTCCAGCGATGCTCGCGCGGGATTTCGCGGACCGGGTTGGCTTCGTTGTCCCGGTAGTAGCCGAGGCATTGGCGCATCATCGGCGTCAGCTTCACTTCCCCGCTCATTGGTCGGCTCCTGGGGTGGGGGAGGGGTTCTATTGCGGACGGTCGGAAGACGCGCGCTGGACCGTCTTCCGGGTTGATAATCAGAACGACGTTCTCGGGGCACTCCCAAGCCTGCGCCAGCACGACGGCAGCGAAGGCGTCTTCATCGAGATAGTTGTAGCCGCCGCCATAGACCAGCACTTGGGGGTGCTTGCCGCGAGGCAGGTGGTCGGTCACTTCGACCATCGGCAGGTGATGATGTCCCGCAAGCCAGTCGTCGGCGCCCTGTACGCCAGGCGGCTTATCTTCGCCGTCGTCGCCCGGTTGCTCACAGACGCTTACCATTAGGACGACCCCAGAAACCTCGCTCATCGTCTCATATCCCTGCTGTAGGAAGGGGGTTAGGGTTCATGTCTAGGAGCGCCGTCACCGCCCGCGCGTACTTCCTCACCCGGTCCCAATCCTTTTGCGTCGGGTTCGGTATGCGGGTCATGTCCATGTTGTCGTCCAGGTCGGCCAGCTTCACGCGGCGGGCAATCGGGTTCGCCCCGGCTCGGGCGATGAAGTCGTCGTAGCTCTCGCCATCCTTGCGGGTCAGGGCGTTGACAGCTTCCAGCACTTCCACAGAAAAGCCCTCATCCGCCAGCCGGGCGAACGGCCAATCCGCGCAGTCCTCCACCACGTCATGCAGCGCGGCCACGATCCGGTCGGTTGGATCGTTCAGGGCCAGCACCAGCCGCAGCGGGTGGAGGATGTACGGTTGGCCGCCCTTGTCCACGAGATAGGCGTGGGCGTCGGCGGCAATCGCAATTGCACGGTCTAGGGTCGCCATATCCAGTATCCTAGTGGTTTCCGATGGCTCGTTTAGGTCAAGACGGGTAGCGTAAGACGAACTAAAATATACATCCACAGACTTGCTAGGTCTATCGCGGTATATTCACCTTCCCTCCTCCCCATGAACCTTACCGTCGTCTGAAAGGGAGAGGCGGATAGGCTTGAAGCGCGCGGATTGCCCGGTCTGGCGATAAGCCCAGAACTGCCGTCCGGTGAAGTCGGAGCTTGCGTAGTTCTGGAGATGATCCTCACAGTCCCTCAGTATCTCCGCCAGGAAGGTGGGAGCGAGGTCGGAGAAGCCGACGGGAACGCGAGGGATGACCGCGCCATCGGGCAGCGAAATGTCCGACGAGAGCATGGCAGTGATGTAACCTTGGACGAACGGGGATAGGTCGGACCACACAGTGTCGGGCGCGGTCACATAGCCAGCGCGGGAAGGCTCGGGGAGCATGACCGCCCCCGACGTATCGAGAGTGAAGGTGCTCACTGGGTGGCTCCTGTGGCTTTGGCCTTGGCGGCTTTGCGAGCGGCGAGATACGCGGTCGCCTCGGCATAGCCGCAGCAGTTGTCCGTCGCGAATGTGCAGGTGCATCCGGCGTGGCTGAATTGGACAACCAGCGACTCCAGAAGCTGCTCAGCCTCCATCCCACAATCGCAGAGATTGCCGCCAAACTCCTTGTTGAGGGCGCAATCGCTCCAATGACCACCAGGGGGGGGAGGTCCGCCGGGCGCCCTGTACCAGGGGTTAAGCCCATCGGCTCCAGCCTTCGGCGTATGTTCATTGCTCACGTCAGTCTCTCCGCAGCTTTCAGGGGAGGGGGGATCGCGGCTTCCGCAATCCGGTCCATGGTCCTGGCGTAGCTGTCGAGCGCGTTGGCAGCGTCGGACATCACGTCGCGGGCCTCTCGGATCAGGGCATAGTCGCCGATGTTCAGGCCCTTGAGCGTGTCCCGGCTGGCGTTGAGGCGGGAGATCAGCTCGGCGGTTTCCTTGTTCACGACGTCGGCCCCCAGCCATTAAACGCCCGGTTCGCCATCTCGGCCAGCGCGTGCTTCATGCCGGTGTTCTGGTCGTCACCGTGGAGGGCGTCAGCGACGCGCTTGAGGCTGATGGCGATGCTGTAGAGCGCCGCCGCATCACCCCGCATGTTGCGCGTCTCGGGTTCTAGCTTGGCGTCCAGCGGGTGGCCGGCGAACTGATCGCCGGGGAACACGTCTTGTCGGTCAGGCTTCATTGTCCGTTCGTCACCGCCGGTTCGTCCGGGGCGCTCCCTGTTGAATTGAAGGCGGTGATGAAGCGGCGGGCTGCGTTGTGCAGGTTGCGGGCCTCAATGCTCATGTCGGCGGTCGCGGCTAGGTCCGAGACGGGGAACCCGTAGCTACCGAGCGCTCGGATAAGGCCGGTCCCGGCGCACTCCACGGCGTCAATCCAGCGGCGGTCTTCCGTGGCGTTGTCAGTAGTCATCTCGATCATCGCTCCCGGCCCATTCCATCTGGTGTTCGTTGTCGGCTGCCTCTTCCAGCATCGCCGCCGTGTGGCCCTGCGCGATCTCCTGAAGGATCGCGGCCTCGGCGTGCTGGTCGAACGGGCCGCCAACGCCATCGATGGACAGCAGCATCAGGTCTTCGATCTCGTCGGGCCGGCAATGGATGGCGGGGCCCTTCGTTGCTCGTCGAGCCCGCTTTCCGGCGTTCACGCAAGCGCGACACCCGCGCCTCCCACCGTTATCGATGGTGTTTTCGGCGGTGAATGGATGCCCACGCTTGCAGTGGGTCCACAGGCCTTGGTGATTTCCCGAAACCGGCCCAACACCGCGCAATGCGTTCTCCCGAGGGGTGACGATTTCTAGGTGGGCCGGATTGCAACAGCGGCGATTCCGACAGAGGTGGTCGGTATGGCTGCCCGCGGGTATCTTTTCTCCGTGGGCAAATTCATAAGCGACCCGATGGGTGTAGAGGCTCTGTCTGCCGTCTCTGATGCAGCCGTATCCGGTCGGCAAGACTGACCCCTGCCAGTCCCAACACCCCAAGGCGTCCTTAGCGGTCACGCGTCCAAACAGCCTATCTGCCAACGGCGTCCCGCGCGGAAACACATTCCGGCCAGTCTTGAGGCGCCACGACACCTCCACCTCGACTTCATCAGCCTCGGGAATGTCGCCTGTGCTGTAGGTGAGGGTGGTGGCGTAGGTGTAGCGGGGCTCGGTCATCGACCTTCCCTCGCCAGTCCGTTGCCGATCTCCTCGCGCAGGGTCTTGATCGCGATCAGCGAGGGGAGCGCGAGTTCCGCGGCGACGGGATGGTTTCCGTCTTTGGTGATCGCTTCCAGCGTCCGCTCAGCGCGAAGGCAGGCGTTATAGACGAGGTCGGCGTCGGTCATATCCGCTCCAATCGTGTTAAGCCAACCTTACTCAAGTTGCGTAACTTGCGCAAGCCGCGTATGTTGCAGGGGTCGCGCAAATGCGACATGGCTGCGGCATGGAGAAAAAGGACGTGCGAGTTCCAATCGTGATGAGCCAGGCGGAGTTGGACGCCCTGGACGAATGGCGTGCCCAGCACAAAATCTGGTCGCGCGGCGAGGCAATCCGGCGACTGGTGGCCGAGGGCATCAAGGCCGCACCCAAGGCGAAGGGCTGACCATGGCCATCGCTGATACGGTCTACTAGCGCCTCAAACGCGATGTCAAGCGCGGCCCGATCCCAGACCTTGCGTCCGTCGATCCGCTTAGGCCCCGGCATCCGACCGTCCAGCACCATTTCATCGAACTTGGTGGCGCCCACGCCGATGTATTGCGCGGCCAGCTCTCGTTGCAGGCCTCGAGGCGGGAGCGAAAGAGGAAGCGCTGCCCGGCTCACGGCGTCTCACCCCCATCCGCGAGGACGTGGGCGATCATGGCGGTGAACCGACGCCTAGCCTTGCTCTTGAAGGCGGACTTTTTGTCGGCCAGCTCGTGCATCATCCGCTCCTCGGGCGTCGCCGCGACTGTGAGCGACCATGCAGCCTCCAGCATCCCCTCGCTCGGGTTCAGGAGTTCGGTCAGGAGGGCGCGGGCGTCATCGACATAGTCGCGCCAGACCACGTCCACGTTGCTGATCTGCGGCGCGGAAGGCGAGAAACCGTCGGGGTCGATGTGGCGCCGTTTCAGGCCCTGCCGTGCGAGCGCCCTCGCCAGCCTTTCCAGATCACCTTTCATCGACCAACCTCCGAGAGCGTCTGATAATAGAAGGCGTCCGGGTTCTCGCCGTGGCGGTTGCGGACCCAGTAGAAGGCCCCCTCGACCAAGCTCACCGATGGGAGGTCGGATGCGGGCGAGATCATCCCTTCTCTCCACTCAGATCGGTGATGAGTTGGGAGGCGGCTCGGAAGTCGGACGGGTCCACGCGGTCGAATAGGTCGTTGTCCGACACGTCGTCGGCGTTGGCACTTCCGAAGGTTTCAGACCACGCCTCCGCAAAAGGCCCTGCGACGGCCTTCACCTTCTCCCGTAGGGTGGTGAGTTCGGAGGCGGCGTGATCGGCGATGTCACGGATGAGGCGGTCGTTGTCGCGGAATGCCTGCTCGACCTGCTCAAACGTCAGGGACGCCGCGTAGCCAGGCGCATCCTCGCCGCCGCAGATCAGGAGATGCAGGCGTTCCCGCTCCCCCTCCAGCTTCGCGATCCTGTCGGCTAGGGCGTCTTGGTGGGTGAGGAGGGAGAGGATAGCGGCGGGGTTGGCGGCGGCGATGAAGCGGGCGTCGTCCTTTCGAAGGATGGCCTTCGCGATCATCGGGTTCGGTGAGTGAGCGGTCGGGCCGTCCGTGAAAATCTCGGGCGAGCGCTTCGACGTGATGTAGGCGCTCCAGTTTCCACGGCTCGCCTTCTCGGCAAGCTCTCTCAGCTTACCCAGGTCTGGAAGATCAGAGGGGGGAGGGGTCATTTGTTAGCCTTTAGCGGCGAGCGATTGTCGCGAGGGAAGGGGCGAGGAACAAACCGGCGAAGGACGCAGACGCCATCGCCTCCGGCCAGGTACGCCTCGTAAAGCGCCGCGCTCAGTTCGCCGGGATCGACACCCAGGCGAGACCAGAACGCGATCTCGCTTCCGGTGTGCTGATCGTGGAGGTGGTGCCCGGTGCACAATGGCGTCGCGTGACGATCTGATGGCTTGGCCTGCATCCCGCTATTGCGGCGCCCGTGTTTGGCGTCAGAATAGCGCGTGTGAGCCGCCTGGACCGCTCCCGAGCATCCACCCTCGACAAGCCCCGCGATGCACTCCAGGCGGCGCAGGAAGGCCAGGAAGCCGGGGTCACGCTCACGGTCCTGGCGTTGGCCGGGCGCGCGCTTACCGACCCGCTTGCGAGCCTCGCGCGCGTCCTGTTTACGGCGGGTCCGTTCCTCGGCTTTCACCGGGTCGAGGATTTCGGCGATCTCCGCTTTTGCAGCGGCGAGGCGGGCGCGACGCTCGCTATCGAGGCGGATCATCACGCAGCACGGCGGGGATGGCCTGAGCCACCCCCTTCCGCTCCCTGTTGAACAAAAATGCGGACGGTCTGGTGGAAGGGGTGGTAATCTTCCCCTTCGTTGAGGCTCGCCAACGCCTCCCGGCCAATGTCGGTGATCAGGTATTCCTCGCGGCCCGCGTTGATCAGCCCGTCAGACACCATCAGGGCGCACTTGGAGAGGGCATAGGCATAGCGACCGGGGAAGATGGCCTGGCGCAGATCATCAGGCCTCATGGGAGAGGCGCAGAGGGCCGCTAGAGCCCGATGGGTGGAGCGGTTGGGGTGGTAGGTCATCAGGCGGGTTCCCGCTGGCGCGAGAGAGTTTCGGGAGCGACGCCCAAGAGGTCGGCGATCACGCCCATTATGGCGGTCGTACTTTCCTGAAAGACCTTGCCGCCCATCGCGCGGAATGATTGCGACTTCGGGCGTCGGATCACGACGAACGGCCCGCGCACCACGACGTGGGAATAGCCCTCGCCGGGGAATGCTTTGACGCCAGCGCACACGCGGAGCGCGGCGGCGTTGTTCCCGGCATCAATGACCTGTTCGTCGTAGTAGCCCGACACGATCAGAGCGCGCTTCCGCAGATGGTCGGGCGTTGGGTAGTCGTCGGTCAGGTTCTCGGGTAGCGTCTTCCACGCCTCCGTCACCCACGCGAACTGGTGATCGTGGGACTTCTCCGTCCGCTCGGCTTCGACGTTGAGCCAATAGGTGGCGTCATCCACGAAGGTCTCAGCCGCCGTGGCCTCGAAACGACGGGCGACGCGGAAGGTCTGTTCTGCCGCGTTCCACTTGAACGCCATCGCCAGGGGCTTTCCGGTGGACATTAGCGGCCTCCACCAAGCGTATCTTCGCGCCCGGGAAAGACCCGCAGCACCGCGCGGCAAAACTCGCGGGCTTCGTCCAGCGTGACGGGATCGGGGGTGATCACAGCTTCTCCCCCTCGACCACGAAGACGCCGGGGATGGTGTGGATTTTGCGATCCACGTCAGTCTGAGCGAGTTGGCGCAGACATTCGATGAGCGAGTCCCGACTGGACGGCGGGTGTTCACCGCTTCCCCAGTAGTGCAGCAGAAGAGCGCGAGGATCGTCCACGCGGGCCGTGTAGGTGGTCTTAAGACTGATCGTGCGTCCACCGCCACGCGCCTGAGGTTTTGCGGCTGCGGCGCTTACGGCTTGGCGGGTGGCGACGACGGCCTCGCTCAGGAGCGCCTCAGCATCGTTGCGGGCCGCGAGGTTCGCGGGGTCCGCCTGTCGAAGGGCCGCAGCCGCCGCAGCCGCCTTCTCCTCAGCCTCCTTAGCAGCTGCGTCTGCGATGGCCTGCAAGCGCTGCTTTTCTGCCACCAGGAACGGTGTCATGAAGGCCTTAAGGGCGTCGATCGCCGTCCAGATTTTGCCCGGCTTCTTGTTCTTCCGGTCGGCTATGTAGAAGTTGTACCGCTCTTGGATCTCGGCAATCTTCTTGTCTAGCGGGGCCTTCTCCTCCACCCGTTGCGCCTCTGCCGCCGCCGCAGCGGCGGTGAGGTCGCTGATCAGTTGGTTGGCCTTATCGACCTGAGCCTGCGTCGTGGCGGGATCGCCGTCGGCCCAATTCAGAGCCTCGGCCAGATAGTCGTCCATGTTTGCCTTGATGGCGTCGAACGGACTAAATTCGGCGGGCGGCATGTTGTCGCCAGCCGGAGCGGGGCCGTCACGCACGGGGGCTTCCGCCAGGGCGTTCATTCCGACACCTGAGATTCAGCGTACTCTTCGGCCAGGACGCCAAGACGGGCTTTCATGGCGTCGATCTCGTCTTGGCGCAGGCTATTGCCGTCCAGGTCCTCACGCGGCGGAAAATCCCGCATTAGCTTGTCGTGGGCTGCCGCCAGATGGTGGGGGTTCATGGCGGCGATTTCGACCGGCCCCTTGGAGCCGTGATAGTGGGTGGCGGTCATCTACACGGCCTCCGGTGCGGGCAGAGCCGAGACGGTCATGGCCTCGGCAACCATGGCCTCGGCAGTGGCGCGGCCAGCGGCGGCCACCTCGTCGGCTATGATTTCCACCACCCGGCGTGACAGCTCCTCCGAGAGGAGAAGCTCCGTTTTCGTTTGAGTGCCGAAGACCTCGATCTTGGCGAGAAAGGGCTTGCTGGCGTCGGGCGAGCCGTAGCCGTGGCCGATGTAGCCAACGCGGCTGATCTCAATGCGTCCGATGAACATGGTTCGTCTCCTCAGTAAGGGATTTCGTCGTCGGAAATGCCGTAGGCGTCAGCCATCGCGGGCTGCTTCGCCTTCACCGGCACGGCGTCGGGAAGCTTGTCGCGGAGGTCGGTGAACTTGGCCGCGAGCACGTCATATTTGGCCGTAGGAAGGGCTTTGATCTCGCGCAGTCGGCGCAGGTTCCATTCCTCCAGCTCTTGGACGCACTTGCAGGCGTCCATCTCGTCATCCAGCGTCCGCCAGTCCACGGTCGGCGCAGGCTTCGCCTCGGTCTTTGGGGGGGGCGCCTTCACCTCGGGTTCCGGTGTGACGTTGCGCGGCTCATTGCCGAAGCCCTCAGCGGGCACTTCCTCGGCGGGCGTCGTGGAGAGGCCGGCGTTCATCATCACCACCACGTGGGCGAAGGCCGAGCGGCAGGCGCGGGAGATGGCGCGAGTTTGCGCCATGGCCCGGATGGCGTAGTCTGGGCGCTTGGGAAGCACCTTCGTGACCTTGCGTTTCTGGCCGCGAACTTCGGTCCACTCCCAGACTTCGGTCTCGCCGCCGAACCACGTCGCCTCGTCTTCGCCGACGAAGCCTTCGGCCTCCGCGATCACCGCACCGTCGGACATGCGGCGCACTTCGCCGATAGCCCGAACGCCGCCTGGAACCACTTCGACGTCGCGGGCGGACCCTGTGCAGCCGTGGGCGATGGCGATGGCTTGCCAACCCTCGACCTTGACGTACTTGCGCTTCTGGATTTCCATGGCGCTGGCGACGACGATGCCCTTGCACAGCTCGGCGGCATCGGTGGAGGCGCGGTAGACCTCAGCATTGGTAGTCTGGATCGGAACGAGCGCGTTCATGCGGCCCTCCTGTTGATGGGGTTTGCGCGTCCAGCGGTCGCGGCGGTTGGGGATGGCGGGGGCAGGGTCCCGCGCCACGAAGGCAGGCTCCGGGCGCTCAAACCCAACTCCACGGCGGCTTGATCAGATGGGGAGAGCTTCACGCCAGAGACTCCGCTTCGCGATCACGCAGGACGCGGCGAGCGCGTTGAGCGCGTTGTCCGGCTCCTTTGGCCCTGGCTTGCAGGCGAACCTCGTTGCGCGCCGTCCGAACCGGGTCTGGCGTCCCGCGCATCTCAATGGCGCAGGTCGCGTGCTGGACGCGCCAGGAGCCGCCAAGCCGCTCGAAATGCCCTTCGCCAGCAGGAACCCAACCCTTGCAGCGGTAGCATTCGCCGGGGAATTTGTTCCTCATCAGACCAGCACCATCAGATCGCGGGCTTCCTTGATCAGGGCACGGAGTTCGGCCTTGATGACCCGGCGAGTGTGAGGCGGCAGGCTGGCGGCGCTCAGGTTCCGAGCGACCCGCCCGGCTCTCGCCCCCAGGCTCGTGGCGGCCTTGCGAACGTCAAGGGGGATGGTCTCATGGGCCAACATGGCGTCGTGGGATTGCATGGTCAGTCCTCCACGCGGGTGAGGTCAGAGAGGGGGCGGTGAATGCGAAGATCGAAGCCCTGCTTGAGCCAAGCGATGCCGTCGTCTATCGCTTTGACGTTGAAGGGCGCCTCGCCATAGCCGTCCACGAAGACCGTCTCCCCCACCTCGATAGGCTTGGGAGGGGCGGGTTCGTGGGAGAGGATATGCAGCGGAATGACCCCGAGCCCGTGAGCTTTGAGGCCTAGGTGGAAATCAATAGCGTCGGGATCGTTCTTCCAATCGACGGCTTCCGCCCGACACATCACCGTCACGAAGTCCCCCGCCTTGATGGCGCTCAGGTCTATTTTCGACACGGCTCTAGCCTCCAATCAGTTGAGCGACAGACACGGCGAACCAGATCCAGCCAAAGACGGCGAGGAGGCGCAGGGCGTCGAAGGGACGGATCATCGCGACACCGCCAAGGTTGTGATCAGCGCCACGCCAGCCCATGACACGATGGCGAGGGTGATTAGGGTGAGGAGGCGAGCGGCGGGGGTCATTGGGCTTGCTTGCCGTAATTGAGGACGTATTCCTTGGCCTCAGCCTTGGTCATCTCCTCGCCGGACCAGTCGTTGGAAATCGGCCCGTCAACCGCGTCGATCAGCTCGCACAGCGCGGCCTTTTGGGCGTCGTTGTCGTGCTGCGACATGGCGCTCATGGACATCGTTCCGGCGTCTGCGTACTTGCGTGCAGCCGCCAGCGAAGCCTCGCTTTTGAGGTCCCAGCCCTTGAGCGTTCCCCACTTCAGCAACAGGTATTCAGTCATCAGATCACTCCCACTCGGTTAGGGGATTGGGCGGCCTTCCAACGCTCTTGCGCCTTGGCCGCGTCGGTAAGTTCGAGGAACAGCTTCCGGGCGACCCGAGCCGAAGCCCTGTCCCCAATGCGAAGGCAGGCGTCATGCTCCCGCAGCATCAGGAGGGCTTGAGCGTCCACTTCCTCGGCGGTCATGGGGTGAGAACCCCACCAGACATCGCCACCACAGGCGCGGAAGGCGGGACGGTTCGCCCCGGATTGGGAGGTGAAGGCGGGGGTCATTCGTCCCGCTCCGGCCCGGCCGCAGCCTCAATAGTTGCCGAGACGATCAGGCCGACGACGAAACAGATGACTGCGGCGACGTAGCTGTGTTTGCCGAGCGCGACGCCGACGAGGCCGAACGCCCACGCGTCAGCGTAGTTGAAGCGCCGTTTTGCAAGCCAGGAGATCATTACCCCACCTCCTGACCGGCCTTGGCGAGGGCGGCTGGATCGGCTCGCATCCACGTCGGCCATTCGGCTTCGGTGAACTTGTCCTCATGCGAGAGGTGAACCAGCACGCCGTTACGGGCCGTGTAGAATTGGTCCGGCATGTCCAGCTTGCCGCTGTAGCCGCAACGCAGCTTCATCGGGACCTGCGCCACCAGGGCGTTGATCAGCCGCTTGGCGTCGGCCTCAACGTCATCCAGGCCCTGCCAATAGCCGCCCTCCTGGTCCCACAGGTGGGCGTAGTCGCAGCCGATCTTGAGCGCCTTCCGGCGGGACCCGTCGCGGTCAATGAAGGTCTCCCGCGAGTACCAAGCGATCCCGCCGTGGAAGCCGTAGTCCGGCACGTCATCGTAAGGGTAGTGCTCGCGATGGGACCCGGCGAACTCGCGGACCTCTGGCTCGCGGTCGAACAGCGCGAAGTCCTCGGGCCGTTGGAATTGCGGCTCCAACAGGTGGATATAGAAGCACCACGTCCCTTGCGGGCTGTAGTCGGAAACTCCGTGGTGAGAGAGGGTGTAGCTGACGCCCTTGTGCTCGCGCTTCCACGCCGTCGCGCCTTGGCGCAGTTGTTCGAGGGTGGGAAGGCTCACGACGCCACCGCCATGGCCGGAGCCGAAGCGATCCAGCCGGTCAGAGCTTCCTCAGCCCGGCGATGGAGAGCGCGAACCGCAGCCTTGTCGGACCACATGTCCCCGAAGCCGTGACGGGGATCAGTGGGGAAGGAGAGGAACCCGCCAGCAGCGATGCCGCCGACCTCCAACGTGCAGCCAGTGGCCGCTGCGATCTGGGCGCCAAGCTCGGCGCGGGCGGTGTTGAACTGGAGCGGGGTGAGGGCGGGCATCTGCGTCTCCATCGGGGCCGGGTGGGCCGGGTCGATAAAGTGAGGATACGGGGCGTACCCAATGGGGTCAACACAAAACGTACCCGATTGGGAGAAATGTTTGAGGCTAGATCCTGCGAAGGGCGGTGATGTCGCCGCCCGAATAAACGTTGAGGGAAATTGCCGCCTTCACGGCATCGACCGCTGATCCGCCAGACGCCATGACGCCCAGCGCAATCGCCTCCCCATCCCCGAGCGCCCAGAATGGTGACGCTTCGCGCCAGGGGGTTTCCGTCTCTGACCAGATAATGGCGGGTCCGGTTGGCGGTATGATGAAAACGTTTCCACCCTCACCCTTGAAGTTTCCGGCAGCTCCGCTCGCGAGCCAGTTTCGGAATGCCTCGAAGTTCTTTGATTGCCCGCAGAACCCAATGAGCAACGATCCGAAGCGTCGGATTTTGGCCGTATGTCCCGCGCGCATTCCGCCTGCGGTTAGCAGGGTGTCGGCGGCTAGTGTGTGACCGTCCCACGCAATCGTGGTCATATCAGTCAGCCCGCCATCTGGACCGCGGAATCGCGTAGGCGATGGCGTTGCGCCCGATAGTCACGGGGCAGTCGTCCGCATGTTGCATCTCGCTGGGATCTAAGTTTTCTGCATTGCAGAACTCGCAGGCGTAAATGCTTGTCGGATCAACGGTCGAGGTCCCGCGCCATCCAATTCGCTCATCGCCTCGGCCCATCGGCGGAAGCAATAGCACCAGAGCCCTCAATAGGGCCGGGGCCGCCGCGATCAGACGGCACCTGTCCTCTTGCTGATCCGCGTCAATCCCGTCATCGACCACTGAGCACACGACCAGCCCGTCCAAATCCTGAACGAGAGGGAAGGGCATTCCGCCTTCTACGATGCCCGCATAGATCCACCCATTTTCCGGCGCGGGAGGAAATTTGATCGTCATGGTTTCACATCCCAATCGCCGGGACCTGGGGCGGTTTGATTTTTCAAATGACGAGCCGAGGGCCTATATCCTCGCACGAGATGTTTGACCGTGCTGATTATGCGCTCTTGGCTGGCCAACTCTTTGCGCATAGCCGCTATTTCATCAGCAGCGCGCTTGCGCTCGTGAATCAATCGCTCACACAGGGCGGAATCTACTATCGCCCGGCTCTCGAAGGCGTCCGCGATTATGTTTTCGCGCAGAATGAGAACAATATCTTTCATCTCGCCCCTCACGCCGCGTGCTTCGCAAGCATCCGGTTCGCCCAGCGCTCGGCTTTGATCAGGGTGTCGTGACCCTTGCCGGCGAGGACGGTTTGCCCGGCGTTGACGGTCATCACGCTGTAGAAACCGCCGTTGTTCGGGCGGATGGTGACTTGGGCGGTTCCGAGGGTGATGGTCATCTGGGTTTCTCCGGTCGGTGGGGCGCTGCCCTGTGGCGTTGATTGAAGATACGAAACGTACCCAATCACGTCAACGACTAATTGTACCCAATCGCGCTTTTTTAGCCCGCAGCCTTCGCCAGCCGGATCGCCCGCTCGCGTTCCTCGGGGGTCATCGCCTGCCACGCCGCTTCCGCCGCATCCCGCTTCGGAGGCCCCTTGCCTGTCGTCAGCCAAATGGGGTTCACGCCGAACGCTCGGCAGTAGCGGTCGACATATTTCTGCTTCAACCCTTCGGCCTGGCGCAAGCCCTGCTCATGGCTCTTGTAGGTGTTTTCGTTCCAGCCGTTCGACGTCGCCGCGCTGCGGGCGGACGTAAAGTGCGCCTTCTCCCGCGCCCACCGCAGGCGTCCGCCTATGGTGTCGAGGTCCGGGGGTTCGGTGGAGAACTTAGCCATCGGCGCAGAATGTACCCGCCGATTGGGTACAATGGGTGTTGACGCGATTGGGTTCATGACGTACCCAATGGGGTATGGTTCAGAGCTTCAAAGACGTCATCGAAAAGTTCGGCGGCCCGGCCAACTTCGGTCGCGCGGTCGGAATGTCCCCCGGCGCCGCCAAGCAGGCGGGTCGCCGCGACAGCATCGCCGCCGAGTGGTTTAGCGCCACTGCCCGCGCTGCTCATGAGCGCGGCTTCGGAGACATTACGGTCGCCCGACTGGCCGAGCTGGCGGAACAGCGCCGAACGGCTCCTAAGGCCGCGTAATGCCCTGTCTCGCCATCACCTTCGGACAGGCTCCACAGGCCGCGCACCGGCTCTTGAGCCAGTTCGCCACGATGGCGTCGCGCACGCGCAAGGCGGGCCGCTTGGCTGGTTGGGATTTCAACACCTTTAGCGTCCGCTTGACGCCCTTCCGGCAAGCCTTCGTGGCCTGCTTGTCCACCACTGCACGCAACAAACCACTCACCCACAAAACCGCAGGACCGGCCACCATGACCGGTTACGGCGAGCCCTGGGGGAGCGAGTTCGCCGACCGCGTTACGCGAACTACGACTCACAACCTTGGCTGTAGCAATCGCCTTTCGCGGGTGTCCTGCCGCTACGATATGCGACGGTTCGTTACGCCATTTTGGGTAGCCCAGAATGAGCGCAAGGCGCGGGACGTTCATTGTCGGAGGGCCGACGTATGAGCGGGCGTATCGAAATCATTGGCGACGCGACGCTCTATCTCGGGGACTGCCGCGACATCCTTCCGACGCTCGACAAGGTGGACGCGGTCGTGACCGATCCGCCCTATGGCCTCGGAAAGCGCATGCAGGGCGGCACCTGGGGCGCGCAGGACCACAACAGCGGCTTTCTAAAGTGGGACATCGACGCGCCCCACGATGTCGTTGATCGACTTCTGGCGCTGGGCGTCCCGTCGATCATCTGGGGCGGGAATTACTTCCAGGTGCCTCCATCCCGCTGCTGGCTCAACTGGGACAAGGTCAATGCCGTCCCGACGATGGCCGACTTTGAGCAGGCTTGGACGAACCTTGACCGGCCGTCCAAGCGAAAGGCGCTTCCAGTGGGGCGGGTCGAGTTCGGCCACCCTACGCAGAAGCCGCTCCCACTGATGGAGTGGTGCCTGAGCTTCATTCCTGACGCGGTAACGATTCTGGACCCCTTCATGGGCTCCGGCACAACCGGTGTCGCCTGCGCCCAACTTGGCCGGTCCTTCATCGGCATTGAGCGCGAACCTTCGTACTTCGACATCGCCTGCCGAAGGATCGAGGCCGCCTACCGCCAGCCCCGCCTGTTTGACGAGCCGGTGGCTAAGGCCGTCCAGCCGTCCCTGCTGGATGCTGCATCATGAAAAACCTTCAACACATGCTCGGTCAGTTGCGGGACATTTTGCGCCGCACCGAGTTTACCGCGACGCGCATCGGCGCCGCCGGCTGCGCTATTCGCCCGTGGCCCTGCTGGGTCGCCTTCTGCGCCAGCTCGGGAAGCCGGGGATGGCGGTGGAGAGGTGGGCGCTGAGACGCCTCGGCGTCTGGCCTGAGTAGACCGCTACCGGTCCCGGCGGAACCGAGGGGCCAAGAAAAACCCCGCCGTGCAAGGGCGGGGCAGCAAATCAGAAACCGGAGATATTATGACCTCGACTAGCATTTTTGGCAAGAAACTCCAGCCGCCGCCGCCAGTGTTGGTGCGCCGGAACGACGACATGGAACGCCTGGCGGTGTGGCTTGAAGCGGGCCGCCGCGAGCGGTTCACGGTTGAAGCCTCAGTGACGCCGGAGATGGCCGAATACCTGTTGGCCCGCAACACCAGTAACCGCGTGGCCCATCAGCCGACCGTCGAGAATTACGCCGCCTGCATGCGGCGCGGCGAGTGGCGCCTGAACGGCCAAAACATCATCATCGCGGATACCGGCGAGCTGAACGACGGTCAACACCGCCTGTTGGCTGTCATCGAAGCCGACATGCCGGTGATGATGTCGCTGCAATTCGGCGTCAGCCGCGAGAGCCGGGGCACCCTGGATCAGGGCCGCAAGCGCACCCTTGGCGACCATCTGGCGATGGCGGGGCACCCGAACCACAATCACCTTGCCGCCTTGGTGCGTTTGGCCTGGTGCTACGACAACCGCCAATACTCCATGTCGGTCGCGCCGTCTGTTGAGCAGGCGACGGACTACATCGCCCGCCACCCGAGCGTCGTGGATTACATCCGCCCCGGCGTGAAGATCGGGACGGAGTTTTCGACCTCTGGCGCTCAATTCGCCTTCGCGGGATTTGTGTGCAGCCGCGTTTCCAAGCCGCAGGCCGATGAATTGTTGGCCCGTGTGGCGGATGGCCTGGGACTGGTCAGCGCCAACGTCCCGGCGGCTCGGGTTCGGGAGCGCCTTTTGCAGCATGTGAGCGGTAAGACCCCGCTGCGCCGCAACGAGCCCAGCGCCATCTTCATCAAGGCGTTCAACCACCAGTGCGCCGGCAAGCGGATGCGGTCGCTGACTTGGACGCCGGTTGGCCCGCAGGCCGAGTCCTTCCCCATCGCGGGGAGCTAAGCCGATGAAGACCGAATGGATCGCCCTGGACAATATCGAGAGCGCAGCACGCAAGCGCCCGCTTGATGGCGCCCACGTCAAACACCTTGCCGCGTCTATCACTGAGATCGGCCTTCAGACGCCGATCACCGTCATGGCGCGCAAGGACGATGATGGGTGGCGGTACATTCTGGTCGCCGGGGCGCACCGCCTGGAGGCGCTGCGTCTCAATGGGGAGGATGGGGTCGATTGCTTCGTCCTCCCCGACGACCAAGACGCCGCCGACCTGTGGGAGATTGACGAGAACTTCGCCCGCGCAGAGCTGACCGACGCCCAGCGCGCCGACCACCACGTTCGGCGTGAGGCAATCCTTGTTCGGAGGGGAGAGGTTTCGACGCCGGGCAAGGGGGGCAATCGCCAAGTTGGCGATAGCTCATACGCCGCAAAGGCGGCTGACTCTCTCGGGCAATCTAAGCGCGCAGTCGAGAGAGACCTGACGCGTGGCAAGAGGATCGCACCCGAAGTCCTGGCCGAAGTTTCCGGCACCGATCTCGACAAGGGCGTGGTGCTGGACGAACTGGCCCGCGCCCCCCAGGCCGAGCAGCGCGCCAAGCTGGCAGAGATAGCCGAGCGCCGGTCTGCGGTGCGTCCTGCCCCCGACCCCTTGAACGACCCCGAGGCGCACGAGCGCCAGCTATCGGCCCTGATGAGCGCGTGGAACCGCGCCGCCGCCGTCGTGCGGCAGGAGTTCCTGTTGCGGATTGACGAGCCGGTCTTTGACCACACCAGCGCCGGAGCCGCCGCATGACCTTCCTCCGCACCCTCTCCAACTGGCTCACCTCCCGTAAGGCTGAACACCTGGCAGAAGCCCGGCGGGTTGTGTTGCAGTCCTATGACGAGGCGACGAAGACGCCCTCGAAGGTCATCAGGCAGGCCCGGCAGGATCTCAAGCAAGACCTCCACCAGCGTCTTGCCGGTGAGATCGGGCGGGAGTGGGGCCGGTGAAGCCGCTTGTGGGATTCGGCCCCGAGCGGTTCGGCTACGCCCCGAGCAAGCCGACCGGGAAGGCTGTCCCGGCGGGGCCCCTGGAGCCAGTGCCCGAGCGCGCGCCCGCGATAGCGTTGGGCAAGGTCCGCGATCCGAGAACGGCTGTCAACATGGCGGACAAGGCTGACGCCCTGGCGCCCAAGCGGTGGAAGCCGTCATGAGCGCCATCAACCTCCCTTACCCCCCGACCACGAACAACCTGTTCCTGAACGTCGGCAAGCGCCGGGTCCGCACGCCTCGCTATGACGCCTGGCTGCGCGAGGGTGCGGCGATGATAGCCCAGCAACGCCCCCAGAAGGTCACAGGGCCGTATGCGCTCTACCTGCGGGCCGTCCGTCCGGATCGCCGGGCAAGGGACCTGGGCAACCTCGAAAAGCCCGTCTCCGACCTTCTCGTCAAGTGCGGGATCGTCCGAGACGACTCCGATGCCTGCACCATCGTTCTGGCGTGGGTTCTCTCCAATCCCTCGGGCGCTGCTGTCACCGTTCAGGTGACGCCGGTTCCTGACGAACACATGGCGGTGGCGGCATGAGCCTTATCGAACCCCGTTCCACCGTCCGCTCTCTCTGGCGCGGCGACATCCTGATCTCCCGCCCTCCGCCGACCATGCGTCAACTCCTTCGCGAGGTTGCCGAGGAATACGGCCTGACCATCGCCCAGCTTGAGAGCTCCGAGCGGTCTTACAACGTGTCGCACCCCCGCCAAGACTTCATGTGGCGGTGTCGCCAGGTGAAGTGGGCGAACGGCAAGGCTCGCTACAGCTACCCGCAGATTGCCCGGTTCCTCGGGGGCATGGACCACACGACGGTCATGCATGGCGTCCGCGCGCATGAGACGCGCCTGGAGGCCAACTGATGCTCAAGCCCTGGACCAGATCAGAGGACGACAGGGTCAAGATCGATTGGCGGGCTGGCGTTATCGCCCCCGTCACCGCCAAGGCGCTTTCGCGGTCTGCAAGGGCCGTCCGCAACCGCCGGAGCCGCCTGGGGCTATCCGCCGAAGATCACACGCCTGATGTCGAACGTGAGCGCCTGATCAACCTCCGCTCCGCTCGTACGGCCACGGCGCTTGAGGCGCAACGTCTCAGGGCGATCCCGGAAACGGCCAATCGCGATGACGCCTATGTCGCCGCGTGCATGGCGCAAGGTGGGTTCTGCGCCTTCTCGGAAAAGCGCCTGACGCGCGGCAATGTGGCTGTGTGTTTACCTGTGATTTGGCCCGCCCAAACAGCCGTAAAGCCTTGCTGTAGCGGGGAAAGCAGCGCAGATTCAAAGGCGAGCGGGGAGGTGTTCAAGGCCTCTCCCGCCCATCGAATCACACAGCCTACGGAACAGGCCGCATGAATCTGCCGACCGGCAAACTGCCCCCGGAATCCGTCTCGCGCAAGCCCCTTGGGTGCGTTGAGCGATGAGCATCACCGCCGCCGTGATCCGCAAGATGGTCGAGAAGGGCCTTAGCGCCTCCGACATCGCGGACCTGTGCGAGGTGATCGAGGAAGGCTTCGCTAAGCCCATCGCGTCTGATGAGCGCATCGAGCGCAAGCGGGCTAGGGACGCGGCGAGGATGGCGGAAAAGCGGGAATCCGAGCGACTGTCGCGCGACGTCGCGGCGACTGTCGCGGCGACTGTCGCCAACGCCCCCCCTCGTCCCCTCGCCCCTCCCCCCCAGACCCCCCCACCCCACACCCCTACCCCCCCGGATATAACTACGCGGGCGAAGAGGCCGTCGAAGCGGTGCCCGGAAGGCTGGGAACCGAAGCCCGAGACCCACGCCAAGCTGATCGGCGAGGGTTTTGGGGCGGGAGACCTGGAGCGAGCGCTGACCCGGATGCGGGATCACGAATTCCAGTCGGCCAAGACCGATTGGGACGCCACCTACCGCAACTGGGTCCGCGCCGACGCCGACCGCCCGAAACCCCGCCAAGCCCCGAGCCTCGCAAATGGATCTCCCCAACGACCCCAGGTATCCCGTCAGGCTGACAACCTCGAACGCGCTTTCCGAGGAGCTGACCTCGCTTCTCAATTCGTGTCTGAACAGCGATGAGGCGGTGGCCGAGATCAGCAACAGCCCGGCCCTGTTCCGAGAAGCCCAGGCGGCGTTGCCGGTGCTGCGGGAGCAGGCCCTAGGCCGCAGCGGAGAGGAGGGCGTTCGTCAGGTCATTGGCCGGCGCTTCGCCCTGTTCCCCCAGCCGCAGCGCTCGGACGGCGAATGGGCGATGTGGTGGGCGGACTACTACGAGGCCCTCGCCAGTGTCCCGCTCTGCGCTCTGGAGGCGGCTATGGCTGCCTATGTCAGGCTCCACGACAGCGAGTTCATGCCCAAGCCCGGCAAGCTGCTGGAGCTTTCCAAGACCACGCCGAACCGTGGCGCCCAAGCCTATGGGCGGGCGCTCAAGGCGACGACAGGCAAGGAGCCCGAACGCCTGCCATTCATCGGCCCGACCGAAGAGGAAAAGGCCAAGGTCAAGGCCATGCTGACGAGTTTCAATGCCAAGCATATGGCGACGGTGGAAGCCTACAAGCCGCCGCCCATGCCCGCCACCCACGGAAAGGCTGATGCTGGCGGCCTGACCCCGGAAATGCGAGCCCTTATCGAACGCAGGGGAGGACACGCATGACCACTCTCGAATGGATAATCACCCACGCCATCCTTGCGGGAATCCTGGCTTACGGGGTGTGGCTGTATTTGAAGGAGACGAGGAGGTGACCGATATGATCGAGCGCGTCGAACAAGCCATCGCTGATCAGCTTGGCCTCGACCTGAGCACGCTTTACGCGAACAAGTCGGAGTGGACGGCAGACCACGGCGAGCGGCACGACATCAACACCCCCTATCGGTCTGACATCACCGACGCCGCCAAAGCCGCCATCCAGGCCATGCGTGAGCCTACCGGAGCTATGCAGGCGGACGGCAGGGATGCGCTTGAGCCCTACGTCGGGGTCCTAAAGCGGGAGGTGGACGATCAATGGCATCTCGCCCGGCTGACATGGGCCGCCATGATCGGAGCCGCTCTCGGAGCAGACGAAGGGGGAACCGAGGACGACCTCAACGAACTCTGGCGGCAGTGCCACGATTCCGAGACCCCGCCACCGGAGCCCACACGATGAGCCAGTGGTACGCTATCCGTATCGTGACCCAGCGCGCCGCCAAGGTTGAGCAGAGCCTAGCGGAAGCCGGCTTCTCCGCCTTCACGCCTCATGAGCGCGTGAGCCGCAAGCTCGGGCGCCATCTCGTGGTCCAAGACAAGCCCATGTTCCCCGGCTACCTGTTCGTCCTCTGCAATGACGGCGAGGAACACAACGACTTCGCCGCCGTCCGCGCGATCTCCGGTGTGGTCAACTTCGTCACCTTCATGAAGGACGGGGCCTTCTCGCCTATCGCCTTTCCACTGAAGGCCATCATCAAGATCCAGGCCGAGGAGCGCGCCGGGATGTACGACCGCACCCGCGCCAAGCCCAACGCCTATCGCCCCCGCAAGGGCGAGCGCGTCCAGATCACCGCAGGCCCATGGATATCCTACATCGCCAAGGTGCTGGACACCCCGCGCGGCAAGCGGGCCAAGGTGATGATCGAAGGCCCATACGGTCGCGGCGAGACTATCGAGATCACCCACCTGAAGGCCGCGTGAGGGGTGCGACAAACAACATCTTGCGCCGACGCAGAGCTTGAGGCACCATGCGTGGTGAAGGTGGGGTCCGGTACTGTATGGTCCGCCCACCAGGCGACGGAGAACGCTCTGGGGGAGCGCCCGACATTCGCCCATAAGCGAAGCTTTGCCTTCGTCACCCCTTCGCCCGCCAACATCTCCTCGACCTCAACCAGTAGCGTAAACACCCAGGCTGATCGCGAGCGGGCGATACACCACACGGCCCGATACCTCCACCCAGACCCATTCCGACAGGTGGGTGACGAAACGGCAGGGCTGCGAAAGTCAAAGCCGGTCGGGCCAAATCTCATTTGAGCCGGCTAAGCCCCGCAAGTCGGACTAACAGGTGACAGATGGGCCGCAAGTCCACCTTCAACGACAAGGATGCCGCAGAGATCGTCTCTCGCCTGTCCAAGGGAGAGCCGCTCACCGTCATCTGCCGGGACGAGTGGCTTCCCTGCGACGACACGGTGAGGAATTGGGCGGAGAAGAACGACGACTTTGCTCGGGACATCGCGCGTGCGCGTGAAGCTGGCTTTGACCAGATCGCCCTCGATGCCCTGGCGATTGCTGACAACACCGACAACGACACCAAGTGGGTCGGCGGCGAAGACGGAGGCGAACGCGCGGTTGCGAACGCCGAGTGGATCAGCCGCTCCAAGCTCCGCGTCGAGACCCGGCTGAAGCTGCTGGCGAAGTGGGACCCCAAGCGGTACGGCGACAAGATCGCTCACGTCGGTGGGGACGAGAGTGACGCGCCGATCAAAATCCAAAAAGTAGAGCGTGTGATTGTCCGTCCTCCAGATCGAAACGGCTGAGGTCTTTCTTCCGCTTCTCCAGCCGGCCCGCGACAAGGCGGCGCATGGTGGTCGAGCGGGGGCAAAGTCTCACTTCTTCGCTGGTCTGCTTGTCGAGGACAGCCTTGCCGAGCCGGGAGAGAATGCAGGCGCTGGCCTGCTCTCGGTCTGCATCCGAGAGGTCCAGAAAGACCTCGCTCAATCCTCCAAGCGCCTGATTGAGTCCAAGCTGGCTGCGCACGGCTTGGGTGAGGCTGACGGCTTCAAGGTCTTCCGCGATCAGATCCAGACGCCTGGCGATGGGTTGATCATCTTCAAGGGCATGAACGACTACACCGCCGACAGCATCAAGTCCCTGGAGGGCTTCAAGCGAGGCTGGTGGGAAGAAGCGCACGGCGCGACGCGGACGAGTATTGGCCTCTACAGGCCGACCATGCGTGCTGCGGGCTCTCAGATGTGGTGGAGCTGGAACCCCAGGCACAAGCGCGACCCGGTCGATATGATGTTCCGGGGCAAGGAAATCCCCACTGGGGCCGTGGTGGTCGAGTCCAACCACGGTGACAATCCGTGGAAGACGCCAGAGATCGAGCAAGAGCGCCTGGACTGCCTGCGTCTCAACCCCGACCAGTACGAACACATCTGGGAAGGTGGCTACGTGAAGGTGGTTGAGGGCGCCTATCTCGCTAAGGAGCTTGCGCAAGCGAGGTCGGAAGGGCGGATTGGAAGGGTGGCGGCCGATCCGCTGCTTACCATCCGACTGTTCGCCGATATCGGTGGCACCGGCGCCAAGGCCGACAACTTCGTTTTCTGGGCGGTCCAGTTCGTTGGACGCGAGATCAGAGTTCTCGATCACTACGAGGTGCAGGGCCAGCCGATTGGCGCGCACGTCGCCTGGCTTCGCGAGAAGGGCTTTGCGCCTAACCGCGCACAGATCTGGCTTCCACATGACGGCGAGACGCAGGACCGTGTGTTTGACGTGTCCTACGAGAGCGCGTTCCGAGACGCGGGATACGAGGTCACGGTTATCCCGAACCAAGGCAAGGGCGCCGCGATGATGCGGGTTGAAGCGGCTCGCCGGATGATGCCGAGCGTCTGGTTCAACGACACGACGACTGAAGGCGGGCGCGAGGCGCTGGGCTGGTATCACGAGAAAAAGGACGAGGTCCGCAAGATCGGCCTCGGCCCAAACCACGACTGGTCAAGCCACAGCTTCGACGCCTTCGGGTTGATGGCCGTGGCCTACGAGGAGCCGACTGTTCCGAAGAAAGCCACCGAGCGGAGAGCGGTCGGCGCTGGAGGATGGATGGGATGACCGCCGAAGTCATCACCTTCGCCCCGCGCGCGCCCGCTGAGCCCTTGATCTGGGTCTGCAACTGCGGCTGCACCACCCACTATCACCGCACCGACGACGGGGTTGAATGCGCGTCCTGCGGCAACGTGGCGGCGGACCTGTCCGGCGAGTGGCGGGCCAAACTGTCTGATGCCCCCGATGAGCCCCGGGAGCTCGACTCCACGACCTTCCGGGTCACGCCGCTTGATACTGCGGCGACCTTCATGCAGCGCCACGCCAAGCGCGGTTCCGGCGATGTCGTGGCGATCCTGATCTTGAACGATGACGGGTCCTTCGCGACCTGGTCCGGCGACATGACCGGGGAAGACCGCGCAGCGTGGCTGAAGCGCCAACTGGCCAAGGTCTGGGACCGATTGACGGGAGTGAAGCCGATATGACCCACCCCCTCGCGCGCTTCATCTCCCCGACCGTCCTGAAAGACCACGGCATGGTCGTCGGGATGATCGACATCCCCGGCGCCGGCCGTCGCGTCGCGACCTGGGATGGGCTGGAAAGCCGCCACATGTCCGCCGCAGCCGCCCGTCGGCTCGCTGAGGGCCTGATGGTGGGTGAGACGGCGGTGGAGCTGCGCCCGGTGTCCGAGGCGCTGCTGAACGCCGCTGACCGCGCGGAGGAGGAAGCCTGATGTCAAATCCCATCCTCGCGACCTTCACCGCCCACGCGACCAAGGACCCCCGCTGGCCGGCGTTCCAGGCCATGGTCTCCGACGCGCTTTCGATGCTGGCCGGCGGGACCGTTCAATTCACCGAACCGACGCGCGAAGGCGATGTGTCGGTCATTGGGCCGAGCGCCCCTGTCGATGACCGACCCATCATGTACGACGCGTGCACGGATACCTTCCGCCCGGCAACCCAGGCGGACTTCGACAAGCTTCTGGCCCACCTCGCCGCGATCCGTAGGTCGCCCGTCTGATGACTGACATCCGAGACGGTGAGCCCGTGCGCACGAAGCTTCCCAAGGGCGTGAAGGCATTCCGCCAACCGAGCGGCGAAATCGCTCTGTGGGATGGCGAGCGCTACGTCATGATCGGCCCCAAAGGCGAAGGCAAGAAGGTCGCGCTCTGGCAGCTTGAGGCCGCTGGCCGGCACGCGCGCGGCGAGCCCGTCTACGCCCCGACGACGGCCCGCGCCTGATGGCCTACGACACCGACGAAGACGCCGAGCCCAAGGGCAAGGACGCCAAGCTGGACGACATCCTGGAAGACGCCAAGGAGGCGTTCGACCTTGCCGTTGAACATGAAGCCGAGAACCGTCGAGAGTCGCTGGATGATCTGAAGTTCGCCCGGCTGGGCCAGCAATGGCCCGAAAAGGTCCGCATTGACCGGGAGCTGGACGGCCGGCCTTGCCTGACGATCAATCGGATGCCGGCCTTCATCCGCCAGGTCGTCAACGATGCGCGCCAGAACAAGCCTGGCATTGTCGTCCACCCCCAGGACGATGACGCCGACCCCGAGACCGCCGAAATCTTCAACGGCCTGATCCGCAATATCGAGCAAGGCTCTGATGCTGAGGTCGCTTACGACACCGCCCTCGACTTCGCCGTCACCTCCGGGGTCGGCTATTTCCGCATCAACACCCGCTACATCAGCGACACCAGCTTCGACCAGGAGTTGGTGATCGAGCGCATCGCCAACCCGTTCAGCGTCTATGGCGACCCGGCCTCGACCTCCGCGGATTCCGCAGACTGGAACACCGCGTTCGTGGTCGACAGCCTGTCGAAGGACGATTTCAAGAAGCGGTGGAAGGGCGCTGATGCGGTCGACTGGGACACGGACGGCTATTCCCGGCTGAAGGGCCCGTGGATCGACGGCGACCGGGTGCAGATCGCGGAATACTGGTGTCGCGAGGAGACTACCAAGAAGATCGCGGCGCTGTCGGATGGCCAGGTTATCGACCTGAAGGTCTACGAGGCGCAAAAGGCGATGTTCGACGCGCTTGGCGTGTCCATCGTCGGCCGGCCCCGCGAGGTCGCGAGCCGCAAGGTCCGCCAGCATATCATGACCGGCGCCGAGATCCTCGAAACCGTTGACTGGGCGGGCAAGTACATTCCCATCGTCCCGGTCTACGGCGAGGAGATGATGATCGATGGTCGTCGTCACCTGATGTCGCTGATCCGCGGCAGCAAAGACGCTCAGCGGATGTTCAACTACTGGAGAACTACCTCCACTGAGCTGGTGGCTCTCGCGCCCAAGACACCGTTCATCGGCCGCAAAGGGGCTTTCGAGACCGACGCGTCGAAGTGGGCGACGGCCAACACCGAAACCCATGCCTATATCGAATACGACGGCCCCGAGCCGCCGCAGCGCCAGCCCTTCGCAGGCGTGCCCGCTGGAGCCCTGCAGGAGGCCCTGAACGCCTCGGACGACATGAAGTCCATCATGGGCATCCATGACGCCAGCCTGGGCGCCAGGAGCAACGAAACGTCCGGCCGGGCGATCATGGCTCGCCAGCGCGAGGGGGACGTCTCGACCTTCGCCTATATCGACAATCTCAGCCGCGCCATCCGCCACGCCGGGCGGATTCTGATCGACCTCATTCCGAAGGTCTACACCTCGGCCCGCATCGTCCGCGTCCTGGGCCCGGATGGGACGCCTCACAAGGTCCCGCTCGGCCAGCCGGTGGAGATCGAGAAGAAGGGCGAGGATGGCCAGGTCGAGAAGATCAGTCGCGTCTTCGACCTTTCCGTGGGCTCCTACGACCTGACCGTTTCCGCCGGCCCGTCCTTCACCTCTCGCCGTGAGGAAGCCGCGACGCAGATGGTGGAGCTGATCCGGGCCTATCCCCAGGCCGCCCCCCTGATCGGCGACCTCCTGGCCAAGAACCTGGATTGGCCCGGCGCCGACGAGATCGCTGAACGCATGAAGGCCATGCTTCCGGCCCAAGCCCGCGGCGAGCAAGCCCCGAGCCCCGAGGTTGAGCAGGCCAAGGTCGTTGTGGGTCAACTGCATGACCAGCTTGGCAAGGCCATGGAGGCGCTCAAGGCCGCCGACGAAAGGGCCAAAGTCGCCATGGCTGACAGGAGCCTGGAGGCCCGCAAGGTTGAGATCGCCGGCGACAATACCGTCGAGATGGCGAAGCTGAAGCTTGAGGAGCGCCGCGTCAGTCTTGAGGAGCGAAAGCTCGCCATCGACGAGATGAACGCGGAGACGAACCGGCTCAAGGCCGTCGCCCCCCGTGGCCTGGCGCCCGATCCGAACCAGGCGCCGGAAGACCCCGAGATCGCCGCCGGAGCCGAAGACCAGATCGAAACCATCCTCCCGCCCGCTGCTGGTGACCTCATGGACCCCGAGGAGGCCGGTGAGCCTCACATGGGCCAGATGATGGCCAACGGCGCTACTGGGGCTCCTGGGGGCGCGGAAGAGGCCGTTGAACCAGCCGGACCCGAAGTATCCGACGCCGAGGGCTTGCCCCTGGCCGCGGGAGACATCGACTAGCCGCCAAGCCACCCCGGCGGCGGCCCCACACCCCTGAGGACCCTCATGATCACCGAAACTGCGACCAACTCGGTTGCGGACGAGCCCATGCGCCTGTCCGCCCCCGAAGTCGCTATCGCCCCGCGCGCGATGTTCTCCACCTCGACCTCTGCTTTCCCGATGATGCGCGGCCCGATGGTCGCCTATTCAGCGGACGAGCCGAGCGCGGCGGCGGAAAGCGCGGACCCGGCGCCGGAGGCCGAAGCCGCCACGGCGGAAGTCTCCACCGACCAAGATGACCCCGACCGTGAAGCGGCTGGCGACGACGAAGGCGAAGGCGAACCCGCCGACCCCGACGCCGAAGGCCAGGCCGGCGACGATACCGAGGAAGTCGAATACGAGGGCGCCAAGTACACGGTCCCCAAGCCGCTGAAGGACGCCCTTCTTCGGCAGGCCGACTACACCCAGAAGACCCAGGCCTTGGCGGAAGCCAAGCGGGCCTTCGACGCCGAAACGGCTACCGCCCGCGCCACGGCGCAGCAGGAAGCCCAGACCCTCCTCACTGAGATTCAGGAGGAGGTCGGCAAGGTCCACGTCCTCAAGACCCAGTTGGCCGCTTTCGAAGCCGTTGACTGGGACGTCGCCTGGGAGGAGGCCAGCAAGGCCGAAAACCCCGGCCAAGCCTCCAACGAGGTCAGCCGGGCCTACGCCAGGTTCCAGAAGCTGCAGGCCGACGCGACCGCCGCGGCCGCGGCCCTGGACAAGAAGAAGACCGAACTCGCGACCGCATCGGAGCAGGCGACTGCCAACCGCATGAAGGAAGTGGGGGAGACGCTCGCCCGGGAAGTCCCGGGTTGGAGCCGCGAGACCGCCGGCAAACTCGTCGAGACCGGCAAGGAATTTGGATTCGAGCTGAGCGATTTCAGCGTCATGGATGACCCCCGAGCCTGGAAGGCCTTCCACGCCCTCCACGCCAGCCGGGCGGAAGTCGCTGACCTGAAGGCCCAACTCGCCGGAAAGACCAAGGCCGCCGCCCACGTCGCTGCGCAGACCACGACCCCCGCCAAGACCGTTTCCGGCGCGAAGCCGGCGGCCAGCGGCCTGGATGATCGCAACAACATCGACGCCTGGATGGAACGCCGCAACGCCCAGGTCGCCAAGGCGCGACGCTAGGGCCAGCCCCATCGCGGTTCGCCGCATCCCCTCAATTCTGAGCGCCCGGCTTAGGCCCGGCCCGAAGGACCCATTACCATGGCCAACTCGATCCTCACGAGCACGGCGGTCACGCGCGAAGCCCTCCGCGTGCTCCACCAGAAGCTCAACTTCGTGGGCTCCATCACCCGCGAATACGACGACAGCTTCGCCAAAGACGGCGCCAAGATCGGCGACACCCTGAAGGTGCGCCTGCCCAACCGCTACACCTACCGCACCGGCAAGACCCTGGTGGGCCAGGACACCTCCGAGACCTCCGTCGACCTGAAGGTCCAGACCCAGGGCGGCACCGACATGGTGTTCTCCACGGCCGACCTCACCATGTCGATGGACGACTTCTCCAAGCGCGTCATCGAGCCGGCCATCGCTGTCGTGGCCGCCAACATCGAGGCCGATGCGCTCTCGATGTACAAGGACGTCTACCAGCAGGTGAACAACACCGGCTCGGCGGCGACCTTCGCCAAGGTGCTCCAGGGCCGCAAGCACCTGGTGGACTCCCTGGCGCCCTTGAACGACCGCGTCGTGTGCCTGAACACCCAAGACAACGTCGATATGGTGGACGCGCTCAAGGGGCTGTTCAACAGCCAGGACATCATCGGCAAGCAGAACCGTGAAGGCTTCCTCGGCCGCACTGCTGGGTTCGACGTCATGGAGAACACCCTTCTCCCGTCGCACACCCGCGGCGCTGAAGACACCGCCTACACGACCGACACCCGCACTTCGGCCCTGCCCCTGGTCTCCACCGAGGTTTCCACCCTCACCGTGGCGTCCGGCACTGGCGCCGGCAAGAAGGGCGACGTCTTCACCATCGGCAACGTCTTCCGCGTCCACCCGGAGAGCAAGGCCTCGACTGGCGTTCTGCAGCAGTTCGTCCTGACCGCCGACTATGCCGGCGGCGCGGGCACGATCTCGATCTCGCCGTCGATCTACCTGGCCGGCGCTCGCCAGAACGTCACGATCCCGACCACCTCTGCGACGGCTGCGATCTCCTTCGCGGGCACCGCCTCGACCGCCCACGGCATCTCGCTCGCCTATCAGAAGGGCGCCTTCGCCTTCGCGACGGCGGACCTGGTGATGCCGCGCGGGGTCGACTTCGGCGCCCGTGAGGTCTTCGACGGGATCAGCCTGCGCATCGTGCGGCAGTACGACATCAACAACGACAACCTGCCCTGCCGCATCGACGTGCTCTACGGCTACAAGACCCTGCGTCCCCAGCTGGCGACCCGCCTGGCCAACAACTAGGCCGTCTCGGAGCCGCCTTCACCGGCGGCTCCACCTTTCCCGCAATCTGATCTGAAAAGGAGACGGCCATGGCTGTCTATTACGTTGGCGACAACAACCCGGACGGCGTCTCGCTCGGCTCCGGCATCACCAAGCTCATCAGCTTCTATGGGGTCACCCCCATCGCCCAGCGCGCCCTCGCCGCCCAGGCCACGTCGCTGGTGGGCACCGCCTCTTCCACGGCGGTCAACACCGACATGAAGGCGGCCCTGATCGAGGTCATGAACACCCTGACCGCGTCGGGCCTCTGGAAGGGCGCGGCCTAACCGCGTCGCTCTCGTCGGGGCGCTGGATCTGTTCCGGCGCCCCGCTTTTCTTGGGAACCGATGACCGAAAAACCCCGCAAGGTCGTGATCTGCACGCCCACCATCACGCAGCCCTTTCCCGCCTTCCTGGCCTCCCTGGCGGCCTCCGTCCCTGCGCTCGACGCCGCCGGTTGGGAGCACGGAACGGTCTACGAGGTGGGGTGTCCCTACATCAGCCACGCCCGCGCCGTCATGCTGCGCAAGGCACTGGACGCCAAGGCCGACGTCGTCGTTTTCATCGACCATGATCTGGAGTGGCGCCCCGAAGACCTCCTGAAGCTGATCGAGACCCAGGGCGATGTCGTCGCCGGCCTCTATCGGTTCAAGAAGGAGGAGGAAGAGTACATGGGCGCCCTGACGTGCGCGCCTGACGGCTCTCCGATCCTGCGTGAGAGCGACGGCGCGATCCGCGGCTTCCGCGTCCCGGCCGGCTTCCTGAAGGTCACCAAGGAGGCGGTGGACCGCTTCATGGGGGCCTACCCCGAACTCGTCATCCTCCCGCGCTACAGCCCGACCGTCGACCTGTTCAATCACGGCGCCTTCGAGGGTGTCTGGTACGGCGAGGACATGGCGTTTAGCCGCAACTGGCTGGCCTGCGGCGGGGACATCTGGATCGCCCCCGACCTCGACCTAACCCACCACAGCGCCGACGCGGCGTTCCCGGGCAACTACCACCAATTTCTCCTGCGTCAGCCCGGCGGGTCCAACGACCCCGCGCGCGACGTCTCTGAAACCCCAGCGGCCGACGCCGCGACAGCCTGAGAAACCCCATGGCCCGCCCCTACGTCTTCGCCACCGAAACCACCCTCTATCACCCGTCCGAGCCCGGCGGCCGCACCTTCGGCGTCGGTGAGACCGACCCGGGCGCCGCCTGGACCGACTCGCCCGGCGGTGCTCCGGCCGGCGAAAAGACCAATTCCCAGGCCCTACGCGACCTGATCGAGGCCGATGACCGCATCAACGCGCTCGGCGAGACCATCGCCGCCAACGCCCGTGACCTGGCCGAGATGGGCAAGGAGCGGTCCGAGGCGCTCGCCAAGGTCGCCGACCTTGAACAGGCCGCGAAGGACGCGGAGAAGGCCAAGGCCGACGCCGAAGCCCTGGCCGCCGAACTCACCGTCGAGCGCGACACCGCCCGCGCTGAAGCCGCCCGGATGAGCGATCTCCTGAAGGGCCTGGAAGCCGCCAAGGCCGAAGCCGTCGCGAACGCCGAGCTCTACGCCGAGGACAATGGCAAGCTCTCGGCCCGGATCGCCGAACTCGAGGCCGACGTCGCCAAGGTCGACGGCGACAAGGACGGCAAGGTCGGCGGCACGAAGCCCAAGGCCGACAAGACCGCCGAAGCCGCCTGACCTCGAACCGCTGCGGAGGCTGCTAGATGGCCCTGACCACCTATGCCGAGCTCTCCACGGCGGTCGCGTCGTGGTTGGAGAGGACCGACCTCGGCAGCCAGATCCCCGACTTCATCACGCTCACCGAGAGCCGCCTGAACCGGGAACTCGGCATCCGCAGCATCGAGACCACGGCGACCCTGACCGGGGTGACGTCGAGCCGGACCATCGCTCTGCCGGCGTCGTTCCGCGAGCCGCTGAACCTCTGGCGGGTTCCGACGTCGGGCCAGCGGGAGCCGCTGCGGTTCATCCCGCCAGAACTGATGCAGGTCGACACCACCACGGGCGAGCCGCAACAGTGGACGATCGAGGGCTCCTACGTCGGGTTCGAGCGGCCCTGTGACCAAGCCTACAGCTTCGCCCTGCGCTATCTCGGCGGCCTCGACCTCGCCACCACGCTCACCAACCTCGTCCTGACCCAGTACCCGGACCTCTACCTGTTCGGCGCCTGCTGCGAGGCCGGGCCCTTCCTTCGGGACGGTGAGCTGCTGGCGATGTTCGATGCCAGGTTCCAAGCCGCGCTGGAGCAGGCCAAGGCCAAGGAATCGCGGATCAAGTCGATGGTCACGCTCTCGACGGAGCCGGCGCAACTCGTCGGGCGTCACGGCCGCCGGTCGGCCTTCGACATCGCGACGGGCCAATGATCGTCGACCCCATCGGCCCCCAGGTTCCCCAGGAACTGGCGTCGCTGCTGACCTCGATGCGCGACGCGATCATGGAACTGCTCACCCCGACCCAGCCGCGGCTCTCCTATCGCTGCGCCTCGACCGCGCTGCCTCGGCCGGCCTCGGCCTGGACCGGCTGCACGGTCGATCTCACCGACATCAACACGCTCGCCAAGTCCAACGGAACGAACTGGGTTCGGGTCGACACGGGAGGAACCCTCTAGATGCCCTCTTCCTACACCACGGAAGTCCCGGTTGAGCTTCAATACGCCGGGGAAAACCTCAATATCTGGGGCGACAAGCTCAACGCCAGCGCGACCCGTCTGACCAAGGCCATCGCCGGCTATCTCTCCATCGCGCTCACCGGCAACCTGACCCTCTCGACCTCCCAAACCTCGACGGACACGGCGGATTTCCAGGCCTACCACGCCTCGCTGAAATTCACGGGGACGGGCCCCTACACGGTCACGGTTCCCGGCCGCGCCAAGCTCTATTTCATCTGGAACGCCTGCTCGGCGGCCCTGACGCTCACCACGGGCGCCGGGTCCACTGTCGTCGTCGACGCCGGCGCCAAGGTGATGGTGCTCTGCGACTCCGTGAACGTCGGGGAGCTTGGCTACGCCGGATATGGCCTCAAGGCCTACATCGACAGCGCCGTCCTGGCCGCGACCGGCTCGCTCCCGGCGGTCACCGGAAACGCGGGCAAGTTCCTCTACTGCGACGGGGTGATCTGGACGCCCCACACCCAGGTCATCGCCGACATTAGCGATTACGCCTCTGACCAAGCCTCCAAGATCGCAACTGCGACTGGGCTCGCCGTCGCCCTCGCCATCGTTCTCTAAGGAAAGCCCGCCATGGCCGTCACCGGCAACAACGTCATCACGCCCCAGACGCCGAAGTCCGGCGTCGCCGTCTGCACGACGGCCAACTCCACCTATTCCGACACCCCCACCAACACCCAGAAGCTGCTGACCGCCGGCGCCAATGGCGCCCGGGTGAACAAGATCACGGCGCTGGCGCGGGCGACGGTCACGGCGACCGAGCTGCAGCTCTATGTCTCCTACGACGCCGGGACGACCAAGAAGCTGATCAATTCCAAGCTGATGGCGGCCTATACGGTGGCCCAGACGACGGGGCAGACGGCGACGGACTTCGGGTACACCGAGGACGTGGCGATGATCCTGTCGGCCAATGCCGAGCTCTATGTGGCGATCGGCGTGACGAACACCGGCATCGTCTTCCACGCCGAGTGGGGCGACTACTGATGCGCCCCGGCCTTAAGGGCGTCCCGCCCCTAAGCCAAAAGATGAACCCTCCGCTCAAGACGGCGAACCGCGTCTTCAGCCGGGGCTATGTCCGCACCTATGGGCCAGGCTCCGCGACTTGGACCTGTCCGGCTACCGGCAGCTATCGCTTCATCCTGAACGGCGGCGGCGGGGGAGGCGGCAACACCAATGGCGGCGGTGGCGGCAGTCAGGCCATCAAGGTCCGGCGCGTCAGTTCCGGCGAGACGGTCGCTCTAGTCGTCGCCTCCACGATCAATTCGAATACGAATGGCGGGGACACGACCGCCACCTTTTCAGACGCCTCCGTCGTGACGGCCGGCGGTGGAGCAAGCGACGGCAACGGCGGCACTGGCGGGACCGCGACTGGCGGCGACACCAACACCGCAGGAACGGCCAGATCTGGCGCCACGGGCGGCGCTGGGGCCTCTAGCGGGCTCTACGGTCTACCGGGCGGCAAGGGTGGGGATGGCGGCGGTACGGGCTCTCTCAGCTCCATCGGCGGCCTCGTCATCATGCTTGAGAGCGCATGACCCGCGTCCCCCTCAACATCCCCGCCGGCCTGAACGGCGACGACACCGCCTATGCGGCTGCTGGCCGCTGGGCTGACGCCGACAAGGTGCGGTTCTACCGCCAGCGTCCGCAGGTCATCGGCGGTTGGGAGAGCCTGATCGCGACCGTGCTGACCGGGACCTGCCGCGGCGTCTTCCACTGGACCAACGTCGCCGGCTCGCTGAACGTCGGCTTCGGGACGCACTCCAACCTCGAGGTCTGGCTCGGCGGCGCGCTCTACGACATCACACCGACCAAGGCGTTCCCGGCGGCGACCCTGGCGGCCAGCCCGCTCTCGGTCACCAACACCTCCGCCGTCGTCACCGTCACCCATCGCGGCCATGGGCTCGCTACCGGCGACAGCATCATCGTCTCCGGTGCGGTCGCGGTCGGGGGGATCACGCCCAACGGCACCTTTACGATCACCAAGATCGGGACCGACAGCTATTCCTACGTCTTCTCGTCGGGCGCCACCTCGACAGCGACCGGCGGCGGCTCGGCGGTTGTCATCACCCCGCAGAACGCCTTCGCATCTGGCGCGATCAACGGCACGGGCGGGGCGGGCTACGGGACTGGGGCCTATTCGACCGGGCTCTATTCCGAACCCTCGACCTCGGACTATTTCCCGCGCACCTGGTCAATGGGCGCCTGGGGCGAGAACCTGCTGGCCTGCGCCCGCAACGGCCCGATCTACGCCTGGACCAACGCGACCGGAACCCCGGCGGCCCCTATCGCCAATTCCCCGGCCAACGTCGCCCACATGGTCGTCATGTCGGCCTCCAGCGGCTACCAGGCGTTCGCGCTGGGCTGCAACGAAGAGGTCTCGGGCGTCTTCAACCCGGTCTGCATCCGGCACAACGGGATCCGCGCCCTCACGGTCTGGAACACCGCCTCTGACACCACGGCTCAGGAGTACATCCTGCCGGGTGGCGGGCGGATCGTGGGCGGGCGCGCCGTGGGCCGCTACCTGCTGGTCTGGACGAACCACTCCCTGTTCCTGGGGACCTATGTCGGCTCGCCCGGCCAGGTCTGGCGCTTCGATCGTGTGGGCGAGAAGTGCGGTCTGATCGGGCCGAACGCGGCGATTGTGGTCGGCCAGACCGCGTTCTGGCTTGGCCCCGACCTGCAGTTCTACAGCTACGGCCTCGGCGGCGCGGTTCGCCCCGTCGAGTGTCCGATCCGCGAGGCCCTGGCCGACAACATCGCCGCGTCTCAGGGCGACAAGGTCTACGCCTCCTCGACCTCGACCTATAACGAGGTCCGGTTCGACTATCCCGACGCCCGCGATGGGGTCGAGAACAGCCGATACCTCACTCTGATCGTCGACGGCCCCGACGCCGGCGCCTGGAGCCGCGGTGTCATGGCGCGCTCGGCCTATGTGGACGCGGGGCCGGCGGCCTATCCCATCGGGGTCACGCCGGACGGGATGATCTACTATCACGAGCGCGGCAAGACCGCCGACGGCGACGCCTTCTCCTGGTACATCCAGACCGCCGACACCTATATCGACGACAGCCGGACGTCCCTGGTTCGCGGGCTCTGGCCCGACTTCGCCGACCAGTCGGGGCCCATCAACATCACGGTCACCAGCAAGCTCAAGCCGCAGGATCCGACACCCCGCACGGTCGGTCCCTACGCCATGGCGGTCGGGGACCAGAAGACCGACTTCCGCATCTCCGGGCGCCTGTTCGCCGTGAAGATCAGCGGCAACGCCTCTCCGACCTCGGGGCGGTTCGGGAAGCTGAACTTCGACCTCGCCGTGACGGGCGCCCGATGATCCCGGCTTCCGAGTGGGACCGCTGCATCCGCTGGATCGAAGCGGCCCTGGAATATGGCGGCGGAACCCATGACATCGAGGATGTCCGGGCGATGTGTGAGGCCGGAGAGGCCAGGTTCTGGCCCGGCCGCAACTGCGCCGCGGTCACCGAGATCTACGAGTTTCCCAAGGCCAAGCGCCTGCACCTCTGGCTCAACGGCGGCGACATGTCTGAGCTGGTGAACGAACTGCGGCCCCGGGTCGAGGCCTGGGCCATCGAACAGGGCTGCACCCAGTCAACAACCGCCGGCCGGCCCGGCTGGGACCGCGTCATGGCCCCGTTCGGCTATAGCCCCGTCGCCCATATCTGCGTGAAGGAATTGACCCGATGAGCTTCAAGATCGGCGGGAATAAGGGCAAGTCGTCGGAATCCGGCACCGAAGACACGACCATGACGACCACGCCGAACGTGCCGGACTGGATTCTGGAGCCGACTAAGGCCTCGGCGTCGAACATCGCCAAGCTCGGCCAGACCGATCCGGCGTCCCTAGTCCCCGGTCCCGATGCGCTGCAAAACAAGGCCGGGACCTCGGCCATGGAGCTGACGGCCTCGCCGTGGAACTACAACGCCGCCGCCGATCTAACGCGGGGCATCGCTGGGCAGGGCGCCAAGAAGGTGCAGGCCGCGTCTGTGCTGGACAACCTCGACAAGTACTACAACCCCTTCCAAAAGCAGATCACCGACCCGGTCATGGCCGACCTGGACGCCAACGCCGGCAAGGTGCGGGCTGCGCAAGACCTCGCCATCGCCGGGCAGGGGGCGTTCGGCGGCTCCGGAGCGGCGCTGACCAAGTCGGCGACGGAAGGGGAGTTGGGCCGGGCGCGGGCCTCGACGCTGGGCGATCTGCTCAGCCGCATGTTCACCGAGTCCACCAACCTCTCCGGCCAGGACGCGACCCGCCGCCAAGCCGCGAGCGAGGCCGACGCGAACCTGGCGATGCAGAACCGAGCGCAGACCCTGGCAGCCGCGCAGCAGCTCGCGGGCCTGTCCAGCGATTACGACGCCACCCAGCGCGCCAACATCGCCACACAAGAGGCGGCGGGCGCGGTCAATCGCGGCATCGCCACCGAGACGGCCCAGGCCCCGTTCAACCTGCAGGACTGGCTCAACCAGGCCTATGCGGGTCTGGACCCGGCGCTGTTCACGGGGAGCACCCAGGTCAAGAACTCCAAGACCACGGGGACGGGCCGAACGAGCGGCATAGGCGCCTCGGTTGGGTATACCTACGGCGGGAATACCTAGCGCATGGCAAAAATCTCCAGCTTCGGCCGCCTCAACACCCGTCAGCCCGTGTCCGTTGACCCGGCGCAGGTCCATGACGTCAGCTATCTCGACACGCCGGCCGCCCCGCCGCAGATGTCGGCCGACTTCATCGCGCCCATCAATCAGCCCGCGCCGGTCGCTCCGGAGCCGTGGAAGCCCAACATGCTCCGTGTGCTGGACGGCGTTCTCGGCGGCGGGATGACCTTCTCGGAAAGCGCGAACTCGGAGCGTGAACGCCACCGGGCGGAGCTTCAGCGTCCACAAATGGAGGCGCTGCGTCAGCGGCTTCTCGACGAGGTGGGCCGGAGCGGTCCTGACGCGGTGATGTCCTACCTCACCAACCCGACCGAGTTCGGGAAGAACATGGCCACGCGCCTGGCTGCGGCTGATGTGGCGGCGGGGTCCTCGCGGGTCTATGGCAACCCCGAGCAGGGCGGAAACGTCTTCACGGCGCCCAAAATCGACACCGCTGCCGGGCAGGCCTTCTCCTATGGCCCAGACGGCGTCAAGGCTCTCGGGGCCATACCCTTTGTCCCCGACTATGTGAACGTGGCCGAGGGCGGGAAGGCGGTCCCCAAGACGCCGATCCTGCCGCCTGGGTTCGCGGGAGCGACCGACCCCACGGCGGGCCTGCCGAGGATCGGCGAAGCGCGGCCTGTCGCCACGGCTGGCCAGCCCCGCAGTGTGCGCAACAACAATCCCGGCAACTTGGAGGACGGCCCGTTCACGCGCTCCCAGCCCGGCTACAAGGGCACTGATGGTCGTTTCGCCATCTTCGACACCCCGGATGCTGGGCACAACGCCCAGGTCGCCCTGTTGAGCTCCTACGGCAACCG